GATACAACGGAAACTTCACCACCACTAAAGGTATTGTTTCTCATTCTGCTGCTGTAGGAACTGTTAAACTGCTTGATCTTGCTACCGAATCGGAGTATCAGATCGAGCGTCAAGGTACGTTGTTTGTCGCTAAGTATGCTATGGGTCACGGAGTTCTCCGTCCTGAGTGTGCTATCGAACTAATAGCGTAACGCTCTTCTCTCGGTGTTGGGGAGGTCTGTGATTCGTTCCGCTCCCCTCCACTGATTATATACTTTATAGAACATCATGGCTTTAACGACTAAACTAAATGCAGTAAATACAATCATCAGTGTTATCGGGGAAGCCCCGGTTAATACACTTGGAGGTACAGCAGTTCCTGTTACAGTCGTTCAAGCAGAAGCAGTCCTCGACGAAACCAGTAAAGCTATACAGTCAGAGGGTTGGCACTTTAATACGGAGCACGAGTACACACTTACTCCTGATGCTTCCACGTCTAAGATTAACTTACCAAGCAATACGCTTCGTGTAGACTTAGACCCAGAAATTTATACAGACAGTGATCCAGTACAACGTGGACTTTTGTTATACGACAGAAAGAATCACACGGATGTATGGACCAAAGAGGTGAAAGCCTCTATTACTTTTGAGTTAGCATTCACAGATATGCCTGAGCAGTTCCGTCACTACATTACAGTTAAAGCAGCTCGTATCTTTGCTAATCGATTCTTAGGCAGTAGAGAGATCGAAGGGTTTGCTTTGCGGGATGAGATAGAAGCGAAAGCACGTGCGATTGATAGCGACTCTGAGAATGCAGACCGTACTATCTTTGACCACTACAGCGTACTAAGAGTATTAGATAGATAAGAGATGCCTCTGTTAGTAAACAGTGTACCGAATCTCGCACAGGGAGTATCGCAACAGCCTGACAATCTCAGGTATCCCGGTCAGTGTGACGAACAAGTAAATGCTTGGGCTACTGTCGTTGAGGGGTTAGTAAAGCGTCCTAATACACGACACATCAGTAAGTTATTTACTTCTGCTATTAGTGACGATGCTTATGTACAGTACATCAATAGAGACGACGACAATCAGTTTGCTGCTGTTATACAGAACAATGATCTATCTTTATTTGATCTGAGTGACGGTACGGAAAAGACAGTATCTATCACAGCTAATGCACAGACTTACTTAGATGGTATAACAACTCCTCGTACTGATGTTAAAGCATTAACTGTAGCTGACTATACATTCATAGCGAATAAAAAACAGACAGTAGCGTTGAGCAGTACACTTAGTTCTACACTTCCTTACGAAGCTTTAGTGTTCGTTAAATTGGGGGATTACAGTAAAGAATACAGCGTAGAGATAGACGGCCAGAAATTTATCTATGAAAGTGGAGACGGTCAGGACTCATCCGCTGATTCCACTGGTAACTCAGAAGGTACAGGTAAAGATGCGGATACTGAATACATAGCTGGACAACTAGCACAGACTTTAGGAACAGGTGGTCAAGTGACTTCTGTTACAATAACAAACGGAGGAAGCGGATACACCACACCACCAGATGTTACATTCAGTAATCCTGCTACAGGTACTGATAATGCTGGAGGTTATGCTTTGTTATCGGGAGGCGTAGTTACAGAAGTTGTTGTCACCCACGGAGGTAGAAAGTATACATCAGCACCTACTATTTCATTTAGTACAGGATCAGCAACAGCTACCGCTACAATAGCATCTACAGGTGTATCTCAAACAGTGGAAGTACAGAATGCTTGCATCAAGATCACAGGTACATCTGACTTTCAGATCGGAGCTAAGGATGGATTAGCTGACCAAGGACTGGGTTTAGTTTACAAAGAAGTAGGTAGCATCACTGATCTACCATCTAAAGCATACCACGGATTCCGTGTTAAAGTGCGTGGTGATGCAGAACTGGTGCAAGATGATTACTATGTAAAATTTGAGGTGCACGACGAAGAAGCGTTTGGAGGAGGTAGTTGGATAGAAGATATAGGATACGGCATAAAGACTACTATCAACGCTACCACCATGCCATTACAGCTTAAACCTGATGACGCTACTTTTAATACTTGGACATTAGACACAGCAACTTGGGGAACTAGATTAGCGGGAGATGATGACACGAATCCTGCTCCTACATTTGTTGGTAGTAAGATAAACGACATATTCTTCTTTAAAAACAGATTGGGTTTACTGACAGATAGCAGTATTGTATTCTCCGAAGCAGATGAGTACTTTAACTTTTGGAGGACCACTGTGTTATCGTTGTTGGACTCTGCCCCTATCGATGTTGGAGTAGCACACACAAAGGTAGCTATCTTACAACACGCTATACCATTTCAAGAGAAGCTGCTTATCTTTTCTAACAGCACACAGTTTGTGCTACGTGGTACAGATTTGTTAACACCTAAGACGGTAAGTATTACACCAGCTACAGAGTACGATTCATCAGATACTATAAAGCCGTTGGTGCTTAACAACTATGTATACTTTAACTTCCGTAGGAATAACTACGAAGGTGTTACAGAATACTACGTAGATAACGATACTAATATCTTTGACGCTGCTGAGATCACGGCACAAGTACCTACTTATGTACCATCCCGTATCGAACTGATGACAGGATCAGCCACTGAGAATTTGTTGTGCTTGATAAACGGTAATCGTACTGAGATGTTTGTGTACAAGTTCTTTTGGCAGAATAAAGAAAAGGTACAGAGTGCTTGGCAGAAGTTTACATTTGGTAGGGAGATTGTAAGCATGGGCTTCATAGAGTCCGATCTGTACGTTATAACAAAAGATACCACAGATACATTCTTAGAGGTACTACCTATGGAGAATGATCTACAGGATACTGATCTTACTTACTCTATATTATTGGACAGTCGTATAGATGGCAGTGCATTGACTACTAACTTTAGTGGCGGTGTTACTACAATCAGCGGGTTTCCTTACGATCCAACAGGTGTCGAGATATACAGTAAAGCTGGACATAAGTACGCATTTACTAGGACATCAGCTACAGAGGGTACGGTGAGTGGTGATATAACATCTGTTCCATTCTTTGCTGGCATCCCGTACAATATGTTGTACAGGTTCTCCGACCAAACACTGAAGCAATCAACAGAAAGAGGAGGAAGAAGTGCATCTGATTACACCTTCCAAACGATTCGTAGTGGTAGCTTGAACTATGCAGATACCGGACACTTTGTTGTAGAAGTAACACCGAAGTTCAGAGATAAGTATACCTACGTCTACAATCCTGATATTCTTGGAGCTGACTTAACACTTAACAGTTTTACCCCTCAGAGTGGTCACTTTAGATTCTCTGTACAAGCACAACCAGAAGAAGCAACCATCGAAGTAAAGAGCAGTTCTGCATTGCCAGTTAAGCTATTAGCTGCAGAGTTTGAGTCTATGATGATACCGAGAAGCAGAAGATATGGAGCTTAGGATAGATGAAGCACACGGTGATATGGATGCAGTTGATCTGTATGAAGACCTGCGGGAGGAAGATATGTTAGAGATACTCGGACTTATGCACCACCCACGAGACGCTGTTATGATGTCTTACGCTTGTAGTACAAAGTGTTACAGCGTGAAAGATGAGATGAATAACTTGTACTGTTCATTTGGTGTGGCTCCTATCGAAGGTACTAATATCGGAAGTGCTTGGTTATTGGGTACTAGACGGTTACCAAGTATTAAGAAGTTCTTTTTGAAGCACTCCAAGGAACGGATGATGGGGTTGTTAGATGGTTTTGATTATCTCACTAACTTTGTTATGAAGAGTAACACGTTGAGTTATAGGTGGTTGGAGTGGTTAGGTGCAGAGTTTAACGATTGTCAGTACGAAGGCTATCTGTCATTTATATTAGAGAGGAAGTAATTGTTATGTGTTTTCCAGCAATAGGTGCAGCAGTCGTCGGAGCCAAGGCAGCAGCTGGTATGTCAGCTGTACAGTTAGGTATAGTAGGTGCTTCAACGGTAGCTGGTGTAGCGTCTCCTCTTGTATCGTATGCGGGGCAGCGTCAGCAAGCTAGACAACAAGCTAGATACCAAGCACAAGCAGCAGCTGCGGAGCGTCAGCGTTTCATGCAGGAACAGACCTCTCTTCGTATGCGTCAAGCACAAGAACAAGAGGCAGTTGGACGGGAACTTGAACAAGTAAGTCGTAAATCACAAGCTGCACTTGCTAGAGCTAGAGTATCAGCTGGAGAAGCTGGAGTAGCGGGTGCGTCTGTACAGGCGTTGATGGACGACTATATGAGACAAGAAGCTGGGTATCGCAGTGCGTTATTACGACAACAAGAACTTGGTGGTATATCTACAGGCTTAGGTCTTGAACAAGCTGGGTTCGCTACGCAACAACGTCAGATCGGAATTAACCAACCAATAGATAGACCTAGTGCTTTAGGTGCGTTACTTCAAGCTGGGCAGCAAGCTGTCAGTGGTTATTCGACTGGTTTACAAATGCAAAGTATGATGGGCGGCGGTGGAGCTGGAACATCTTCTGCATTACAATCTTACACAGCACCTAGAGCTATCGGTAGGTCTAATGTTAAAATCGGAGGCGGTTACAAGATACTATAATGGCTAAAGAACGAGTACAAGTACAAGGGTTGGGAGACGCAGTTCCCGGCATTCAGCCGACTATTCAACGGGGCGGTCAGTACGCCGTGCAAGTTCAACGAGCAGGTCGGAATAAGTTGATGGACTTGGCTGATGCGTTGGGTCAAGTTAATCCGTTATTGCAGCAGTACGGAGGTTTACAGAAACAACAGGAACAGATCGGTATTGAACAAGCTCAGTTAGTAGAAGAACAGAATGTTATATCTGAGTTAAAGAAGCAGAAGGATGTAGATGGCTTCAGTATATTAGCTACTACCAACAGGGACAGAGCATACAGAGATGCGTTGTTAAAACGACACATCAATAGTACTATGTTGCCTAGTTTAGAAGCTAAAGCACAGGACTTAATCAATCCCGAAAAATACAGAACTAGAAATGATTTGTTTCAAGCAGCGGATCAAACACTATCTGATGAATGGAGTGCGTTCGTAGCTGAAGTCGGCGAAGAGGTTGCTAACAGTACAGCAGGTAAAGCTATGTGGAGTGTTGTTACTTCTCCTTATAAAAATGAACTAGCAGCTAAGTACGAAAAAGCTAAAGATACTTTTGTAGCTGGGACTATCAGTGATGAAATTGGCAAATATTTAAAACCTAAGTTAAACCGATTCGATGAAGCTTCTGGTAAATATATTATAGATGTTAATGGTATACAGGACGGAGTAGCGGTATTCGATGAAAGATTATCTGAAGACTTACCCCACCTAACTAAACCGGAACGTAGTAAATTTTTAGTAAATAACTTTGCTAACGAACTAGAGGGGCTTTATTCAGCTCAAAGATATACAGACGCTGCTCGTATGTTATCAGTTCTTAAAACCACTGAGTTAAATGATTCGTTTATATTCACAACACCTACAGCTAAAGATATACTTAACCCAATAGAAACTAAAATAAACAATGCTATTGAAAAGTACGCAGATAAGAAGGAAAAGAAGAAGGTAGGTATTTATGTTAATAAAGTAACGGAGGCTCAGAAGGGTTTATACTTAGTTAATACTAAAGAGCAATTAGATGCTAATCCCGTTTTAAGAGCAGAGCTAATGGAGGCTTTTTCGTTTAGCGGCTTGGGTAACGGCGGAGTGCTTACGGAAGAAAGGAAACAACAAGCTATTGATGAATTATTTAATCCTGATGTCCCCGGCTTACCGCTTCAAAAATTTATACCTATCCTTAAAAACTTAGCAAAAGAAGGTGGAGAAGAATCTTACGATCATTTGTACGATGGTTTAGATGATATAAATGAAGGCCTTATCAACGCCTTAAAAGCTCCCGGTGCTCCTGTTGTTTTAGACGATGAAACGAAAAAGGATATAATTGAGGACCCGGTTAGCGGTTTAAAAGCTAAGTTAAAAGAAAACCCTAGATTAAGTTTACTGCAATTCCAACGAGAACATCCTACAAACTTTGAGGTATGGAATGATTTAAAGAAGGAATACGCTGATTTAACTCGTTCTAATTATGTGTTTGATACAAACGTATGGAAAACTTCTAGCGATATTTTCGAAGAAAGATTAACTCAAGTTAACAATAAAATTATAGAAGAAGTTGGTATTAAAGCTACTGAAGCTAAACAAGAATTAAAGTCAGAATCTGAAATATATTCAAAGGCTCTTCAAAGCGATATAGAAACTTTACTTAAAACCGAAGCAGCTAAACCTGAAATACTAGAATTAGAACCAGAGATTAGAGAAAGAAAGTTAAGAGAAAAACTAGATGAGATTGTTGCATATCATGCAGAGCGTTATCAAGGAATAACAGAAGCTATGATAGAATTCAAAGAGAACACCGCAGAACGTAAAGTGGATGTAGATGTAGCAACAGAAGTTAAATTAAAAAAGACACTCAAAAGAAAAGCTGCTGAAACTGTGGAGTTTAAATCTTTACAGCCGCCTGAAATGGTTACTAAAAGAATAGGTAGGAGAATTGTGAAGCAACCAGCTATTATATCTTCCGAATTAATAAACGAAGATAGAAAGAAAATGATGGAAGGTGGTTTCCCTACTAGAAATCAGTTAAGGCTTTCATTGCACCGTTACGGGATGGATAGATGGAATCCTAAAGAAGCTGTTGAAATGTTAGATCAAGCAGGTATGACTTACCTAGATGTAAAATTATTCGGTAGCCACGCTGAGTTAGCTAAGGTAATGGATAAATGGTTACCTGTTATGTATAAAGATATTGGTTATGTAGAAAAGGACGGTGTGTTTGAAATAGGAGACGCCGGGTTTTTAACTGAAGAAGAAATCGAAATAAGAAATGAGTATCAATCTTTTGGGCTAACGCCTCTAAGTGAGACTGATATTGTAGAGCAAGTATTAGATGGTGCTAACGGTTTTGAAGAAGCACAACTTAGTTTACTTAGATGACGGAAGAAGAATATCGAAAGTATAAGGAAGAAAGAAGGAAGATGCTTGGTCTTCCTAGCTTACCAGTAAGAGAAGTAGCTACGCCCGAACCTGAGATTCCCGATTATACTATATCATCAAACACTACACCTGAAGTACCTCAAGAAGTAATTGATGCTTACTCACAAGTTCAAGGTGAGATAGAGGAAGGAAGTTATATAACTGGAACTGCTCTAAGTGTAGCGGGTGAATTAGGTTTAGGTATAGGTTTATCTAGGCAGTTACACAAAAGTCAAAAATATTTAAAATGGATTAACGGTGCTCGTAGAGTATCTATGGCTGGTATATTAGCACCTGAGCCTTCTACTACTGTGGCTGGTGTTGTAGGTTTAGCGGCTACTGAAGCAGGTATATGGGGGCTGTCTAACTTTATTGGTCAACAGATTAGGCAGGGGTTTGGATTACAAGATGAGTATTCAGTTGGAGAGGGTATAGCTGCCTCTGTGTTTGGTGTAGGTATTGTCACTAAAGCCGCTGATAAAGTATTTAAACTAGGCCCCGGTATTGGTGCTGCAAACGCATGGAAAGGACAGACAGCGTTAGTTAATGGTGTTGAAACGTTTATAAGCGGGGGTGCATTAGGTATAGCAGAATCTGCGTTGCGTCAAGAGATTGAAGCACAAATGAATGGTAAGGAACGCAACACTTATGACTACTTGTTCTCAGGCATAGCTGGCGGGGCTTTCAATACTTTGTTTTCAGTTTGGGGACGCACGGGTAAATGGGGTCGGGATCAAGCCAACGAAGCTGCAAGTAACGCTAAGAAACGTTTATTAAAAGATAAAGCCGATCTAATTGCTAAGCAGAATAAAATAGCTGGCAGAGCCGGAGCTGCTAGTAGAAGAAAGATACAGGGGGAAATAAATAAAATCGATCAAGCCGTTGAAGTAATCGATGACGGCATAAGGGAAATAAAAGGTGCGGACGAAATACTTACAAAGCAAGAACAGGAGGCCGTAGCTGAAGACTTACCAGAGATTAAAAAAGAAGATCAAGGTCCTATATTGGAAGCTGAAGATATATCTGAAATTAAAAAACAAGATGAGGAAGTTGTAGCATCAAAGGATTTAGAGGAGGAAACAACGCAAGCTAGAGAAGCTGAAGAAGAAGTTGTTGAAGAACCTGCTAAGCCAGAAGAACAACCGGATGTTGTAGAAAAAGAAGCACTGCCTAGATTTGTGGATGATGAAAGGGAAGGAGCTTTTGACGCACTAGTAAGGCAGACTGAGACATACGGTTTTGTTAACATAGCAGATAACAGAAGGATGACTCGTATATCTCAAAGGCTATACGAAAGAAGTAATCAAAACTTTGAAATATTCTCTAAACGATTAAGGGAAGATATTACAGATATAGACACTATCCAAGAGTTTTTAAATGAAGTTAAGTTCTTACGTAAATTAAACAATGAGATACGTTATCCTTTAGGTTTAGCGGCTGGCGGTGGTGTTCAAGCTTTTAAAGGAGATTCAGATAAATTTGCTTGGAGGAACGATAAAGCTAGTTACGCTAACCAATTAGAAGATGCGTCTTACGCAAAGCTGGAAGCTGATTTAGAAATAGCACTCGGCAAGGGTACGTTATCTGAAGACGCTGACATACTTAAACAGCACAACGAATATGTAGAAGTAGACGAACCTAAGCCAGCACCTAAAGACGAAGCAGACTTAGAGATTGAGGATACTATGATGGAGGCTCCTGTGTCTTCTGAAGTAGATGTTGAAGCACAAACAGCAGAGGAAGTTACTAGAAAACTTTCAAAAAGAAAAGACGGATTAAAACAAAGGCTAAAGAAATTAGAGGAAGCTAGAGAAGAATTTGTTGGTTTAAGGGAAGAGGTTGCACCGAAGAAAGCTAAAGCGAAAACACCGGAAGAAGCAGACATACAGAATAGATTAGCTTTTTACAGAACTGCTAAGAAAGAAGCTAAAGAAACAGCACTGTTAGAAAATAGATTAGAAAGATACTTTGAATTATTAGAAGAAGGTGATATAGAAAAGATTAGACAGGAAGTAGGACCTGCACCTGATTGGGCTAAACCCAAAGAAATAGAAAGCTACTTAGGCAAGTTAAGGTCTGTCGTAAATAAAACTAAAAAGCTTTTACAGAAAGAACTTATAGACGAAGATGAAGTACTCAGGTTAAAAGAAGCCGACGCACTCGCTAGACAAAAACAGAGACTAGAAGGTAGACTAGAGCAGCTACAAGAACGCTTTGGTGATAGAGCTAAAATACAACCTAAAGAAAAGAAAGAAGTAAAGGTTGATCCTGAAGTAGCTGAATTAAAGCAACGTATAAAGTTTTACGAAGAAGCTGAGGCTGATGCGTTAGAGGTAGAGAGGTTAGAGGCTGAGTTAGCTAAAGTAGCTGAACTAGATGTAGCACCACTAGGCGAACAAAGAGCAGCTGTTACTCCTAAACCTACAGGACCACAGAAGCCTGACACTAGAGCGTCTGAATTGCGTAGTAAAATCGCTAAAGTAAAAGCAAACATTAAGCAAAGACTAGCTGATATAGATAAAGCTAGACTTGAAATGTCTGATGAGTTTCAGGCGGCTAAAGCTGAAGCAGCGTTTCAAAAGAAGATCAACGGTTTACAAGCTAAGTTAGATGAACTTCGTGCTACATTTGCAAAAGAACCAGAGGAACTCGTACCCGGTAAACCTAAAGAAAAAGACCCTAAAGTAAAAGACTTAGAAGATAAGATTAAGTTTTACAAAGACGCACAATCTGAAGCTAGGAAGATAAAGGAACTAGAAGCTGAAAGAGCTAGGCTGTTAGAAGTTGAGACGGGACCATTGGGTAGACAGCGAGAAGAGATAACACCGAAACCTACAGGACCAAAGAAAGCACCGGGTAGGGTTGAGGAGCTAAATAAAGATATAGCTTTCTTGCGTAGTAACATGCGTAACAGAATACGTGAAATTGATCGGGCTAGAGTTGAAATGTCTGATGAATATAAAGCAGAACAGTTACGCCAAGCTTACGAGAAGAAAAAGAATCAACTAGAAACAGAACTAGACGAATTACGTGAACGCTTTGGTAGAACTCCTGAAGACGTAGAAACTAAACCCGCCAAAGAACTAGAGCCAGAGTTTAAAGAACTTAAAGATAAGATAAATTATTACAAACAGGCAGAGCGTGAGATAACAAAGATTATAGAGTTAGAAAAAGAATTAGCTAGAGTGGCAGATATAGAAGGTCGTAGTGTTATGGGTGAGCTTAGAGCGGAGACTGCTGTGCGACCTAAAGGACCTACGAAACCTCTAAAGTCAGCTGAGTTAAGAAAAAAGATAACAGCGTCTAAAAGAAGGATGCGTAAGAAACTTGCTGACATAGATAAAGCAGCTCAACAAATTAAAGACGAAGAATTACGCTTAGAAGTATTTAAAGATATGGAGGATGCGATATTTAAAAGCATGGATGTTGATGCTGTAAATACCACAACTAAAGTATTTCGTTGGGTTAAGCAGGCTAGGCAGTTAGCTTTAATTGACCAACTCCCATCTGTATTAGCTGGTGTTCCTACTGGTATAGGTGCTGTGTATAAACGTTTCTGGAAACCTTTATCTCGATACATAGTTACAAGGATGGAGGGAGGAAGTGCTGACGTTTCTAAGAAGATGGCAGCGATAGAAGCCCAAGCTGCTTTTAAGGTTATTAGTATTCAGAAGGATTTGTTGGTAGCTATGAAGCGTTCATTCCAACAGAATATAGATGTTACCGATAAGATGCGTGGTAAGTTAGCTACTGATATTAATAGGTTACCACAAGGCGAAGCTGCATTATTAAATAAAGCTTATAGAAGTGCTAAACAAAAACAGGAAGGATTAGATAACTTAGGAAACTATTTTGTAGACACTATCATAAACGGACATGTTATGGATTTGTTATCTCTAGGAGTTAGAGGCATACAAACTGTAGACGCTGTCTTTAAAAGGCAGTTAATTAAAGGTGATATATACGCCGCATCTCAACAAAAAGCATTATTAAATAATCCGAAGGATTCGGCGAAAGCGATTAAGGAAGCTGAAGACGCATACAAAAAAGCGTGGATAGATGATGACGGTTTAGAGGTGTTAGCATCCCACCATGAGTTTCAGGATAGAGTAGACAAAGTCAGGCAAGAGTTATTGTTTGCTGCAAATACAGATGATTTAGATTTAGCTTCTGGTACTTATGTAACTGAAAAGATAATAGGATTACTTAAAGACCTTAGTTCGGGAGACGGTTTACCGGGTACTGTTATTAACGCTTTCCTGCCTTATATAGGTGTACCTATCAGAGCTGTATATCGTGGATCAAGATTAGTAGGCTCTCCTGCTTTGCTTTTATCAGCTAGAACTAAAAACAATCCATACAATAGAAGATTAGCTGAAGTTAAACAAAAGATGGCTGGTCTTCAAATGACTCTCAATAGGGATAATATAACTCCTGAGATGAAACAAAATGCTATGGGATTGATGCAGGAGTTAAGGGAAGAGTCTACACGGTTAACTTCTCAGAGAACGGAGTACAATGTAGATATACTTACGGACACTTTTGTAGCCACATCTCTAGCTGTTGTTGGTTATGGAATGGCTACTAGCGGGATGATGACTGGTTCTCTTGCTTGGCTAACTGACGACCAAAGACAAAAAACAAAACTAGAACCCTTTAAAGCTTTAGATTCAGATTATTCAGCTGCCTTACCTTGGTCTTTTCCTTTAGCCTTAGCAGCGGACGTAGGAGCATTTTTAAAAATTAGAGCAGAGGAAGATGCTACTGGTTCAAAGATTTTAACTAAAGATCAAACTTTGATACACGTTGTCAAAAACTCTCTTAAAGAACTAGCTAAAGAAATGCCTCTCGCACAAGGTGCTAGGAACTTTGAGGAACTAATAGACGGAGACGGTGAAGTATTCACTAGGGCTATGTACAGTTTAGCAACGAGTTACTTTCCTTATCCAGCTCAGTTTCGAAAATTTATGCAAGCATACGAGAATATAGGGGAGGCTGCTGTAAATGATTTAAGAGGAGGAGACTATAAAGATAGATTGTTATATTCTATATTTGGTAGAGGTATAGTTAATAAGAAGACAGACCACTTTGGATACGATATACAATCTAATAGAACTTTTATGACGGAAGCCGTTATAAGACAAGCACCTAGAAAGTCTATAGACCGTACACAGTTTGATGATATACTAGCTGCTGATACACACGAGAACATACAAAGAAAGCCTTCTACCCTAGGACCCGGTATTAAATTCACAGACTTCAGAGACTCTGATGGCATGACGCTTTCTTACGCTTTCGACTTAAAGTTAAGAGATACTAAGATAAGAATTAAAGGTAAAAATCGTGTTATGGAGGATGCTATATACGATCTTATCAATAGTACAAAATGGAATAAAAAGTTCGAACAAGGATTTAAACCCAGTGAAACTAGGCCAGATGTATATATTAACGAAGGTCTTAGAGAACTTAATGCGTTGATGCAGCAGTACTACAGAAGGACTAAAGAGGATTTATTAAAAGACAAAGATTATCTGTACGATTTCGTAGGTCCAAATGACAAATCCTTGATAGATATTATTGAAGAATTAAAACAACCAGCTGAAGAAACTGGAAGACCTGCATCGATACGAGAACTATTAACTCTTGCTGACTAAGGACTTGCTCTTCTCACTCAATAATTAATAATATACACTTAACATCATGGCTAACACCTACGTAGACTACACAGGCGACAACAGCGAGACTGATTTCATCTTTAACTTTGACTACCTTCAAGACGACCACGTTAAGGTAAAAGTAAACGATGTTATCGTAACGAACTACTCCATCGTAGAAGTATCAGCGGATAATGTTATTCGTTTTGATACAGCTCCAGCATCCAATGCTTCAATCCGCATATACCGTGACAGTCGTGGTGATTTCTCCCCGCTTGTTGACTTTGTGGACGGCTCTGTACTTACAGGTGACAACTTAGATGAAGCATACAAACACAACTTATTTGTATCACAAGAAGCGTCAGAAGGTACTGGTAATGAATTGCTTAACAAAAAAGGAGGAGCTAACTACGACGCTGAAGGTAACAAGATAATAAACCTCGGCACTCCTACTGATTCTACCGACGCTGCTAACAAAGGATACACCGATCAAACCATAGACAACGCTATAGCTCTTGGTGGTAGTCCTGCTATTGTATCGCTCGGTGGGTACGATGTTACTGCATTCGGTACTAGTATTACTAAATCTTTAGCTAACTGGACTAATGATTTAAATTCACCTACAGCTACAGGTTCAACTACATCTAGGAGTCTTGCTGATCGGTTTGCTGATGTAGTTAATGTCTTAGACTTTGGAGCCGACAATACAGGGACATCAGATAGTACAACAGCTTTCACTAGTGCTTTCACTAGAGCTAATGCTATAGGTCTTGATTTTATTTATGTACCAAGAGGTACTTATTTAGTAACAAGTATAACAGCGTCAGGGTGTGGTATAATAGGAGACGGTCAAGATTCTACAATAATAAAAGGTACAAACGCTAGTGCTGTGATTTTAACTATAGCTGCTAATACAGAGAACACCCGGTTCATGGATTTTCATATAAGATTTGATAGCACAAGTGCCACAGGTAAATGCATAGAACTAGCTAATAATACACACCAACTAAGCTTTCAAAGAATTTGGACAAGATATGGGGCATACGGGATATACAGCGATACTAATAACACGCATTGGATGTCTGACTATACTAATATTAGGGCAGACAACCACAGTAGTTATGGTTATTATATAAACGGTACTAATGCGGCTTTGACTACATTATCGTTTAGAAATTGCTACGCCAATAATTGTACCAGTGGTTTCTTCATTTCTAATTGCAGTGAGCTGACCATGATTGATTCGGCTGTTGACCTCGCAACGACTTGGGGTATGAACTTACAATTCTGTGAGGGAGGCAATATTCTTTCTAGCCATTTTGAACAGTGTGATTTTGGAGCGGAAACAGAAAGGGCTTTGATAAATTTAATTAACTGCGACTCAATGAATATTGACGGAGTATACAGCGACACTAACCAAGCTGATACTTCTTTTTACGCTTTGAGAATAGCCGGATCAAACGGTGCTCGTAATATTAAGTTCAGTAACCTTTTTCAAATATCTAACACAAACTTAAACTTTTTATATGTAAACAGCGACTGCACTAAAGCTAATAGTAATCTACTGTTAAGCGGAGTTAATGCTGATTTAAATGCTACATTCTCAGGTGATACTGTTATTACCCATTTAGATTATTTAAACTTTGTTAGGTCAGTCAGTACGGACGTAAACGGTTCTATCGATGGTACATTCCCAACAGCTCCTAGTTATTTAAGTAAAACAGCACATTCGTATGTGGATGATGGTATGACTGACTATTATGTGTCAATGGATAAACCTACTTCCACTACATATCAAGCTAGATTAAGGAACCCCGATGGTACGTTTGCTACAGTAAGTGGTATTGAGATCATAACTAAATTCTCTTTTTATAGATTTTAACAACAATGATCGACTCCCTCTCCAGTCTTCTTAACACCATCCTTGTAGTCGGCCTTGGCGTAATCGGGTGGATTATAAAACGTGTTATCGAACGTCTTGATCTCGGTGAGAAAAGAATGACCCGGATAGAGGTGGAGTTAGCTGCACAGCGAGAAAGAGACATTGCTGTTGAATCTCGCATCGCAAAGGTAGAACAAGCCATTAACGAGATGCACGGTAAGTTAGACCGTATGATGGAAATATTAGTGAGGAAATAGACATGCCAAAAGGATTATACGCAAATATAAACAGAAGAAAGAAGCTCGGTATTAGCCGTAGCAAAAAGAAGTCTACCATTACACCTAAGGCTTACGCTAATATGAAGCGTGGCTTTCCTAAGAAGAAGTGAGTGTATCGTTGTCCATAGGCAGAGGTGAGAAGTCCCGTAAAGGCGGACTCACCGCAAAGGGACGGGCTAAGTACAACAGAGCTACTGGATCTAAGCTGAAAGCCCCACAGCCCGGAGGTGGTCCACGTAAGCGTTCTTTCTGTGCTAGGATGTCTGGAGTCAAAGGACCGATGAAGGACAGTAAAGGTAGACCAACAAGAAAAGCTTTAGCGTTGCGTAGGTGGAAGTGTTAATATGCCACTGCGTCCTATAGTTCGACCACACCCGCTTGCGTTCCAACAACGAACAATAGCCGCTGCTTCCGCTGCACAAGCAAAAGCAAATAAAGAGGAAGCGGAACAGTTGGAAACAAAGGTTACATCTTTAGAGAGTGATCCATTCTTTGTTACACTTGATGGAGGAGGTCCAGTAGTAGAAGACACTGATATATTTGACGGAGGAGCACCAGATGCCTAGTTTTACAAAACGCATACAATTACGTAGAGGAACTTCTAGTGAGTGGACAACTGAGAACCCAATATTACTTGAGGGAGAGCTGGGAATCGAATTAGACTCAGCACGTAACAGAATTAAGATTGGAGACGGGACGACCGCTTGGAACTCTTTACCGTATTTCTTGGACGCTCGTGAAGAGGAGGTAGGTGATTACCAAGACTTCCTTGATGCCTTGACCGCTCCGTAATTACTGTAATAACACCGAGGTATGAGTAGTTTACTTACACAATTAGGACAGAAGGTTAAAGCCAAGCTTGATAACAAGTTTGATAAGTCCGGAGGCTTGATTAGTGGTTCGGTAAATATATCACAATCTCTGCAAATAGGATCATATCTTACATCTAGTTTACCAGCAGCTGGCACATCAGGGCGTATCATATATGTTACTGATGGGGACGGTAGTGGTGGTCCTTGTATAGCTGTAGATGATGGAACGGATTGGAAAATCGTAGAGCTTGGCGGTGCAGTACCTACTGTTACTCATATACTTGCGGAAGATGGAGACAGTTTAACTACTGAGGCTGGGGCTATTTTAATCACCGAGCCAGCTTGACAGTTATTAGCTGTACTTATACTCTTTCTAAACACAACTAACCCACAACAAAGGATTATATATTATGTCTAGTTTGCTTACCCAATTGGGTCAAAAAACAAAAGTAGAGCTTGATAAGAAGCTTGCCCTCGCAGGTGGAACAATGACTGGGGCTTTGACCCTCAGCGGTGCTCCAACTGCTTCCCTTCACGCCGCTACCAAAGCTTATGTAGATACTGCTTCTGATACTTCAGCTCTTCAGTCCGAACTCGACGCTACTCAAGCTGGTGCAGGTCTTGGATCAGGTGGTGCTTATACCGCTAACGGTTCAGCCAACTACATCAGCTCGGTAACAACTCTGCAAGCAGCTGACAACGCTCTTGACGCACAGATCAAAACAAATGCTGACGCTATCGCTTCTAACGATTCTGACATTTCTACCTTACAATCTAACGTAAGTAGCAATGACTCAGACATCAGCTCACTTCAATCTGACGTTTCATCTGCTCAGTCTGACATCACTACTCTTCAATCGAACGTAAGCTCGAATGATTCGGACATCAGCACTCTTCAAAGCAACGTATCCAGCAACGACACTGACATCTCCAATCTGCAAACTCAAGCTGGTTCCCTCGCTTCTGACGGTAACTCTGCTTCGTTCAGTGGAAACATCAGTGCTGCTAATGCTACATTCAGCGGTAACTTGACTGTTAATGGTACGACCACTTCGATCAACACCACTAACATCGACGTTACTGACTCCTTGATGAACCTTTCTAAAGGTGCAGCTTCCGGTACTAACGCTTCTAATGACGGTGGTTTCATCGTTGAGCGTGGTTCTTCCGAAAGCAATGTAGCTTTTATCTGGGACGAAGGAGATGACAAGTTCAAGGTTCTTTCAACCTCCGCAACTGCTGCCGCTACTGACGTATCCAGCACGGACGGCTCTGCTACTCTAGCTGATCTTGACGCTAACCTCTACCACAACGGAACTGAATTAGGAACCGTTGCTGAGTTCGAGTCTGCTTTAACCTAAGATTTAGCTCATCCATCATTAAGGGTCGCCTCTGCGTAGCGGGGGCGGCTCTTTTTGTTTACAAAGATAACAACCACTAGTATGATAACATCATGCTTAGTCATAAAGAGGGGAGTAAACTGCACGATAAAATAGCAGGAGCGTACAGCCACAGCATTGATATGATGGAAGATATGGGGGAGTACAACGCTGCCCTACTCAATGGAGCCAGACAGTTCCTGAAAGATAACAATGTATTGATGGACAGTGGTGTGGGTACGCCTTTAGAAGCGTTAGATCATCAATTAAAAGCGTTACCATTTGAAGAAGAAGAACAACATCGAGATACCGCCCAAGCTACGGGACTTTAGAAACTTTCTATACTTAGTTTGGAAACACCTTAACCTCCCTGATCCTACCCCGCTTCAATACGACATAGCGGAGTACCTGCAACACGGTCCGAAGCGGTCTGTTATCATGGCGTTCCGGGGAGTAGGTAAGAGTTGGATAACATCTGCTTTTGTAGTACATCAGCTACTCCTGAATCCATCTAAGAACATACTTGTTGTATCAGCTAGTAAGAATAGATCGGATGACTTCTCTACCTTTACCCTTCGTATCATTCAAGAGATTCCCATCTTACAAGGATTAAAGCCATCAGAGAACCAACGATTCAGTAAGATAGCATTTGATGTTGGTCCTGCTCCAGCCTCTCACGCACCATCTGTTAAGTCTCTTGGTATATCGTCACAGCTCACAGGTTCTCGTGCAGACATCATCGTAGCAGACGACGTAGAGGTAGCTAACAACAGTGCCACTCAAGGAATGCGGGATAAACTGGATGAACAAGTAAAAGAGTTCGACGCTATCGTTAAACCACTCGACTCCTCCCGTATCATCTTTCTTGGTACTCCTCAATGTGAGGACAGTATATACAACAAACTGCGAGAGAGGGGCTACAAGAGCCGTATATGGCCTTCAGAGTATCCAGACGAGTCAGAAGCTACTAACAACTACGGAGGCGATCTAGCACCCCTTATAGCTGATAACATAGATGAAGACACGGTAGGTACTTCTACAGAACCCTTACGGTTCACAGATCTCGACTTAGAAGAACGGAAGATGAGCTACGGTCGTACTGGGTACGCTCTTCAGTTCATGTTGAATCCTAAGCTGTCTGATGCTGATAGATACCCACTAAAGATAAACGATCTGATAATATCTGATGTGGATGTAGACTTAGCTCCTGAAAAGATCGTGTGGTCGTCTGACCCGGATAACACAGATAGAGAACTACCTAATGTCGGATTGGCGGGGGATCGATTTAGGAGACCCTCTTCAACTGTTGGGGATATGATACCGTACAGCGGCTCTGTGTTATCTATTGACCCATCTGGACGCGGTAAGGACGAAACGGGGTACGCTGTAGTAAAGATGCTTAACGGACAGTTGTACGTCCCAGATGCTGGCGGTATACGAGGCGGTTACGACGAGAAGACCCTTAAACAGCTGGTAGCTATAGCAAAGGATAACAAAGTTAATAAGGTTGTTATAGAGTCTAACTTTGGAGACGGTATGTTCATGGAGCTGATTAAACCTCTGTTTAGAACAACTTACCCTGTAACCATAGAAGAAGTACGTCATAACAAACAAAAGGAACTTCGTATCGTCGATGTAATGGAACCTGTACTTAACGCTCATCGTCTAGTCATCGACCCTTCTGTTATAACAAATGATTACAGATCAGCTCTTAGCTATCCTATAGAACAACAAACCAGATATATGTTAATGTATCAGCTATCAAGGATAACAAGAGATAAGGGTAGCTTAGTACATGATGACCGTCTTGACGCTCTATCAATCGCTGTTGGTTATTGGACGCAGCAGATGGCTGCTAATGCAGACCAATCGATGGTTGATAGACAACAAGAACTATTACATCAGGAGTTACAAGCTTTCACTGATAGCTTCCATAAAAGAAGCAACAGCTCTAAAGCGGTCCTCTGGATGCAGTCGTAGTCGCTATTGCTCCTACTCCTTTATAATAACAAACCTTCTGTAGCTGTTATATAAGGTGATGACGTAGTTAGTTTAAATACACCTACTATAGCTACTGTTTCTGTTGTAGGTTTATTTATAAACACACCTATCCTTAAAAACTTATTTAAAGATCGTTATCATCAATCTGTACGTTTTAGAGATGTTAGCGAAAGAACGGAGTATGAGCTAACTAATCAGATGAACTGATTGATCTGATGGAGCTGTAGCGTTTGTAATGTTTACCTTTGTTAAAAGGAGGAGCTACAAAATGTATCAGCTAATGTAACCTATGTTGATGCTATTGCTTATCTGCTTATCTATATTACCTATTAAGAATACCTATCGGTATGAGACGTCTTAAACGTCAGTTATGACGCCTATCTAAATCTCATTATTATACAATCTATCAGCCGGAGGGAACGTGTAAAGCATAAAAGTTAAAAGCGTAGTGTTTAAGCGGGGTACAGCGGGTGTCTCAAAACGGTCTCAATAACATCTCACATTTAACTAGTAAACAGCTTTGTTATAAAGTAGTATAGCTACAGTGATGAATATCAACGATCAAACAGATACATTCCAGTACGAACTAGCCAAGCTAGTGTATAGGTTCAAGAGCGAATACGACCTTAACGATTACACCATAGCCGGGTGTCTGGACTTCTGTAAGCTCTCTGTACTAACGGAGACAGATGATGTTATCTTTACTGGAGAATTAACGGAGGACACCGATGAAGAAGACCACACCGAAGACGACGAAGCTTTCCCTCATTTCTGACCTTCCGATCATTAAGATCGTCTCTGAAGAAGAAGAGATGCACGTTAAAATGGAACTGGAGATGGAAGACACAACCCACGATATGCTTGTTAAATGGGGCAAAGAAGTAGCGACTGATGAAGACTATGTAAGGATCGCTATAGACGCTGGAATACGGGAAGCTGTAGATGCCTTAAATAACAAGCAATAAGTAACACCTCAAAAGGTTTAGT